TTCTTGTGCCATCAAACTAATGTGTTCTAAAATATTTTTCTGTATTGATGCCATAACCGCAGGATTATTTCTAACGATATTAGTTGACATGAAATTTAAGTGTGAAGTTATGTGCGCTCTGTGGTCTTGACCAGTAAAAGCTTGAAAAGGTTTACCAGCTAAAGCCATGATATGCTCTTGACTCGGGTCCATTGGTGCATTTGGTGCTGGTGGTGGTAATACCGCATCTACATTTTTAACACCGATAGCTTCATACATGTTTCTGTAAATTTGATACATGTTGTGTAGCTGTGGATTTGATGTTGCTATTTGTAATTGTGTTTGAGCCAAAGTAATTCTTTGAGACATTGAAAAAATATTTGGATCTGCAACTGGTATTACATCTACTCTGTCATCAAAATCTGTTTGTTTAATATTTCTTGCACCACCTACAACATCGTATGGATATTCTGGTGGTAGATATTGTGAAACTACTTTTGATAATAATTTAAACTCATCTTTCATAGCTGCATAACATCTTTTGTGTATCGCAGACATGACACGTGAACCACGCTCTAATAATGCGATAGTTGTTCCTACAGCTGCTGCTTGATTACCATCACCCACTTGCATGTCAGCAATAGCCGCAAACCTTTGACCTGCTTGCACAACTATACCTAATAAATTTAATAATGTTTGAGATGGTTCTTTGTACGGTAAAGGAAAGAATGCATCACGTAAACTACCACCTGGTGCATCAACATCTTTGAACTCACCTGGTTGTATTGGTGATGCTTCATCTCTAACTCTAACGCCTCTTTGTTTAAATCCTGCAGGTAAGTTTGATAATGTTCCTGCGTCTAATAATTGACGGAGAGCCGCCGTTGCGGTACGGCTCAATCCGCCAATCATATGAATGAGTCCAAAGCCATAAAATCCTAGTCCTGGCAGAAATTTGAAGTGGACGAAATATTGGATCTTATTTTTCTTTAGATCATTGGGCGCATAGTTTCTCCGTATGGAGAGTACTA